GTCATTGTGACAATCAATGGGGTCACGCAGGAACCTACCATCGACTACCTCGTCAACCAAGGCGCAGGGACGATCACGTTCTCCACGGCCATCCCCAATGGGGCCAAGGTCGTCGTCGTTGTGCTGGGTCTCTATTCCGCCTCGCAGCGTGTTCCCGACCTATACATTCACGCATTCGCCACCAACACCGCAGCCACATACAACTACTACGGCATGCTGCTCAACTCCGATGTCCCTGCTACCGGATCTCCCGCCGCTGTCGCCAAGTGGACGATCACCCGCACGGCAGTGTCGTCCGCAGGATCGATCACCTCCAGCGCCGTGGCAACCAACGTGGCTTGGAATAACCGGGAGACATCGACCTACGCATGACAACCATTACCGATGCCAACCTAGCGCAGACCCTCGATCTTAGTAAAATCGAACTCATCCTGCCCGAAATCGCGCAGTCCATCGTCGAATATCCAACCCGTGCCGACTTCCCAGAAATCGGTCGCTCGGCCCGACTCTACATCGACCTCGCCGAAGCGCAGACCTACCGCTGGCAGGAAACCACCTACGTCCTCCTCAATGCCCTCATCGACTGCGGACAATTTTAGTTACCCCCAAAACAACAACACAAACCCAACAAAACCAACATAATAAATCAAATGGCGAATCCAATCATCAAAATCAAACGGGGCAGTGGTCAGCCCGCATCATTGCAACTCTCTGAGTTGGCTTATGATACACTAAACAAGTCACTTTTCATCGGAACGGCAGAAGGCGTTCTCGCGATTGGTGGCGAAAACGTCTTTGCGAAAAAGACTTACGCAGATTCCGCGGTCAGCGCAGAAGCCTCGCTTCGCTCCGCAGCGGACTCGACACTCACCTCGGCAGTCTCAGCAGAGGTTTCGCGTGCAACTGCCGCTGAAGGAGTAGTTTCTGCAAATTTGGCAACAGAGATCACCAATCGAACCACAGCAGTGTCCGCAGTGACATCCTCGCTGAATTCGGAAATCACCCGCGCTCAAGGCGTTGAGGCTGATCTCGCAGACGATATCGCAGCCGAAGCCTCATCAAGATCAGCCGCGATCACATCAGTGACCTCCTCGCTGAATTCGGAAATCACCCGCGCCCAAGCCGCTGAAGGCACTCTCTCGACAAATTTGTCAAATGAGGTTTCGCGTGCGACAGCAGCAGAAGTGGCACTTGGCACTAGGATTGACAATGTGTTGAGCAATGTTGACGGCCCAGCCCTCGACAGCTTGACAGAAGTTGTCACCGCCTTCCAAGCCGCCGATGGCACTCTCAACGGAGCGATCACTAGCCTCGCCGCCAGCGCATCGAGCGCCCTCGCAGCCGAAGTGACACGTGCGACAGGTGCGGAATCGAACATCACGACTGCCGCAACGGCACTCGCCGGTAGAGTAACGACCGCAGAGTCGGACATCAATACCCTCGAAAGCGACCTCGCCGCAGAGGTAAGCTCCCGCACAAGCGCAGTATCTTCAGAGGCTTCCGCAAGGACTTCTGCCGATTCCGCTCTCGGAGTTCGCATCGACAACGTAGTTTCTGCGGCAACTGCCCTCACGACACGTGTCTCTGCGGCAGAGGCAGACATCGTTTCAGAGGCTTCCACCCGTGCATCGGCAGTTTCTGCCGTATCGGCTCGTGTGAGCGCCCTTGAAAGCACCATCGACGGAGGCACTTACTAGGTTCTTCCACCGCCTCCGGGGTTCGATCCCCCGGAGGCAACCCCATTCCATAATGGCAACCATCATCCCAAAAAAATCCACGGTAGCAGGCAAAGTCCCGACGACTAGCGATTTAGGTCTCGGAGAGATTTGCCTTAATCATGCCGACCACATCCTCTATTCCCGCCATCCGGGTACGGGAGCGGTGTATGCCATAGGTGGAGGCAGCGCAGCGGTCGAACGCTTCTGGGCCTTCGCCTTGAGCGGCAATACCGTCTACCTCGCCAGCATTTCGACCTCCGACTTTCCTTCCACGGGCAGCGTCTATGACGTGGCCCTCTGGGACATCAACAAAACAACAACCAACGACAATGGAGACGTAGTCTCCGAAAGCTCCGCAATCGGAGCTTGGAATAACAAACAAAACTTAACCTACGCATAAACCTATGAACGCTACAAACCCCATCCAAATCGACGGAAAATCCTACGACAAATTTTCACTCAACCTCGCCATCACGGGCAAGTACCTAGGTGACGGTTCTTCAGATGCAAGTGTAGCCATGCGCCTTGTGCCAACTCGCATCGAGGGCGGCGAGGTCATCACCGCAGACGAAGCCGCCATCGGCATCGCGCTTGGATCACTTTCGGGATCGGACGAAGCCACCCAGCAAGCAGTGAGAGCGGTCCAATCCGCCCTTCAAACCTACATCAACTTGAAAGGACTTTAATATGGCCGACGTAAGAGCATTTCGATCTGGCAACTGGTCAGACGTAACAGCCACCTCTCCGTGGTGGAATGGCACAGCTATCTTCGCTCCAGCGGCAGGGGATAACGTATATGCAAACACGTTTACTATCACTGTGGATACATCTCCAAGCGTTGCTTCAATAACAAATGGGTTGGCAACGAGTCGCGTATGGAAAGATGGTGGAACGGCTACGGCAACTGCCGGTGGTAGCTTTCCGTTAAATAACGGCATTACTATTACGGCAACATCATCATTTCAAAGTGGCATAGGAACATTGCTGACATTATCTGGATCAAATTCAGCAACCGTTTATGGAAATATATTTGCTCACTCAACTGGGGCGGGAGTAGGAATCTTGCATAGCAGTTCTGGAACATTGAATTTTAATGGTAATACAAATCCGGGAAATGCAACAACGGTTTACTCGATCAATGTCACCGGATCGGGGTCGCTCATAATGTCAGGTAATGCTGTTGGATCGAGCGGCAGCACAGCAGAGGGAGTGAGGTTAAGTTCTTCTACTGGGAACGTAACCTTATATGGAAATGCAATAGGGTCTGTTGGAGTCGGGGTAAATAATGCTGCATCGGGAACGGTCAGAATCGAGGGTAATGTGACGGCAGGAAACTCAGCCGCTGGAGCAACCAATTCCTTGACCGGAACATTTACGATCATCACCGGAGAGATCACCGCCTCAAATGGAGCAAACGGATTCATCTCAGCCAGCCCCAGCGCAACCAACCGACTTTCTGGATCGGTTATCAATTCCGCGAATGGAACTGCGGCTGTATATGCGGCAAAATACATCCTCAATTCGACGCCGCTTTTAGCAAAAACTCGCTACGCGCTAGACGGCGCTTCGACCTACGTTGACATGTACACCGCCGACAATACTGGCCTCGGACCAGCCACCAACCATGTGCGCAGCGGAACCCCGTATGGCGGCGGGCTATTTGGAACATGTGCAGTGCCTCTGGCTTCAGCGGTTGCAGCAGGAACGCCCGTCGATAACACGGTAGGAACGGCAACGCTGACCGCCGCCAACGTCCGCGCTGCACTCGGTCTCGCATCGGCAAACATGGATACACAACTGAGTGTATTGAGTAACCTTGACACAACGGTATCAAGCCGCCTTGCGCCAAGCGGCACGCTGGCAACCGTAACGAAACTGACGAACTCGCCAAACGTCCCAAGCGCCGCCGCTATTGCCAGCCAAGTCCGCACGGAGTTGACTTCGGAACTCTCAAAAGTCTCTGCGCTCAATACCGACAGGCTGGCCCAGTGCGCCACGACGAGTATCGTCGGGTCGCTCATCGCTCAATCAAACTCCTAATGAGCATGGAGAATTTCAAGACCGCAGCCTGCGGCCTCATCGGCAGCGCGACCTCCATCGGCGCGGCGGCGTACTCCCTCCTTCCTCACTTGGAAGCGGGGATGCGCCTCGCCTCGGTCACGGTCGGCCTCGCGGTCGGCCTCGCCACGCTCGTCAAAGTCATCCGCGACCTCCGAAAGTAACACATGCCGAAATTCGATTTTTATCCATCCTTCAACGCCGGGGAAGTCTCGCCGATGGTGGACGCCCGCACGTCATTGGATAAATATCGCAGCGCCTGCCGGACTCTGGAGAACTTCGTGATCATGCCCTACGGCGGCGTGATCCGCCGACCCGGCACGCAGTACATTGGCACGACGAAAACCTCGGCCACGCAGAGTCGGTTGATCGGGTTCAATTTTTCGACCACGACCCGCTTCGTGATCGAGCTTGGCGTAGGCTACCTCCGTGTGTGGAATCCCGCTGGGGCATTGCAAACCATTTCCGGCACAGCAACAGAACTCGCCACTCCCTATGCTGCCGCCTACTTGCGCGAAATCCAGTACTGCCAGATTAACGACATCCTGTATTTCGCGCACGCGAACTACCCGCCATACAAACTCTCGCGGTTGTCGGATACCAACTGGACGTTTGAGAAGGTCCAATTTGCCTACCCGCCTCTGCTGGATAGCACAGGCGACAAAGAAAAAGTCAATTTCAAGCAAAGCCCGCTCACTTGGATAACGGCGACAGCTTATAAAGTGGGTGATTATGTTTTCCCACCGGATTGGATAACAGGGTCTATCTATGCAGTTGGGAATATCGTGCGAACGGGCGACATTGTCTATCAATGCGCAACAGCGCACACCTCTGTATCTCCATTTGCGGCCACCAACTGGACCGTTCTCACGCAATCAGGTAATGCTACTGCTTACAAATGCCTTGTATCGCACACATCGGGGGCCGTTTTTGATGTGGATAAAACCGCAGGTAAGTGGTCGGAAAGACCGCTTCCACTCAATGAGATGGGAAGATTCACGGCAAACTCTACCAGCACCGCCTTTGGAATCATTAACTCTCGTATCGGCGCTCAAGTGGAACTCAAATGGCAAAATACGAATCTCTACCGACAAATCGAAATCGTTGACAACTATGAAAGCGAGACGCTGCCAGTCGATGGAGCGTGGGATTTCGAGACAAGTGGCACATGGGGAGCAACGATCCAAATCATGCGAGTTCCTGCCGAAATGATGCAGGCCGGGAAAATTGTAGCCACCGCCACTCGGAATGGGACATACACTGGAGGGTTTCCCATCATTGAAGTATACCAACCAAACCACGGCTATACAGCAACGGACACGATCTCCGTGCGTGGAAATTATAGCGCCTCGAACGCTTGGATTTATGATGTCACTACCAATGGGTACAAGTACATCGTCAAGTCTACGGCATTAACCGGCTGGCGCGATATCTACCCGGAAAACATTTCCCAAATGGAAATCGTCCGCGAGTACATCGTGGACAACGACAAAAATATCATAACAAGTGGAACGGAAGAGAGTCTCTGCGGGCTGAAGATCGTCATCCGCAACGCGCAAAAGATCGCTTCCAACTGGGCCGCGAGTACGGTCTATGTCGTTGGAGACTTTGTCTACTCTGGCGGCAAGACCTACTACTGCGTTCTGGCGCACACCTCGACAGCATCGTTCGATTCGACTAAATGGACCACGCAACAGGTTCCAAATGCGAGACTCGATAGCGCGACCAAGATCATCGGTGGCGTTGCGACCGTCCTCTCTTCTAATGTCATCGATGTCGATAAATGGCTCGGACCACTCGCCGCAGCTAAAGAAAAAACGAAATACTGGGAAGTCGGCGCATTCAACTCGGTCGATGGTTATCCTCGCTCGGTGTGTTTGCATGAGCAACGTCTCTGCTTCGGCGGAACCAAGGCGCAACCCAACACGATTTGGTGCTCGACCATTGGCGACTTTGAAAACTTTGAACTTGGAGTTACTGCCAGCGATGCGGTCCAATTCACACTCGCAGCCTCGGAGGGCAACTCGATAAGCTGGATGTTCTCGCAAAGTGAAATGCTCGTAGGGACATCCGGCGACGAGTGGACGATTGGCGCAGCGGATTCCGCCTCGGCGCTCTCGGCAACGAACGTCAAGACCCGCAGGCAGGCTTCGTATGGATCGAAATACATGCGAGCCGCGATGGTCAACGATGTCCTGCTTTTCGTCCAACGCAACGGACGTAAGGTGCGCGAACTCGTCTACGAATTAAACAAGGACGGTTGGGTCGCTCCCGATCTGACACTCCTAGCCGAACACATCACGGTCGGCGAGATCGTCGAGGTCGCGTACCAGCAGCAACCGGACGCCATTCTCTGGTGCGTGCGCGGAGACGGCACGCTGATTGGCATGACCTACGAGCGTGACCAGAAGGTGGTGGGTTGGCATCGCCACACCATTGCCGACAATGCTGATGTCGAATCGGTCGCCACCATCTACGGAAATAAAACAGAGGACGAAGTCTGGATGGTCGTGAAGCGCACCGTCTCTGGGCAAACCTACCGCACCATTGAGCGATTCCCGCTCCTCTGGCGCTCCGTTTTCGACGACAAAACAACCGCCTCATACCGCTACCTCGACGGGCATGTGGCATTTGCGTCTGGAACATTAACACCTTTGACTGGTCCGTTTGAACCGGGTGATCCAACATCGGCAAGAACCGTTTCTGTCCCTGCACATTTTAATGGTAAAACGGTTACTATTGTTCAAGGCACATCAGTAACAACGCAACTGGTTACAACATTTCTTGGCAATACCTCAATTACACTTTACTCGACCGCCGCAGGCTATGTCGGCCTGCCCTACACCAGCACGCTGACGCCCATGAAGCTCGACATGGACCTAGAAGACGGGTCATCGCAAGGCCGCAAGAAGCGCGTCCACAAGGTCGTCGTCCGCACTCTCAAAAGCCAAGGCGGCGAAGTGCGGGTCAATGCCGGGCAGTGGTACGACCTCGCCAGCACCCTCACCACGGGAGATCAAAAAATCTTGACGGCAGGCACGTTTGGATTCGACGCCGATGTATCTGTCCAGCAAAGTGACCCATACCCAATGTGTATTCTCGCCATCGAACCTGTCTGGGACGCCTACGGAAATGAATAGCATCCACATGAGACCCTACCTCGATTCCGACTACGAGATGCTCTCGCAGTGGTGGCACGCACATGGGAAGCAACGCCGACCACAGCAAATGCTTCCCAAATGTGGAGTCGTGTGCGAACTCGATGGGAAGCCTGTCAGCGCCCTCTTCCTTCACATGGACAACTCCTGCGGAATGTGCATGGCAGACCACGCTGTTTCTGCTCCAAGATTAAATTTAAAGACAGCAAGGATTGCATTTCAGAACTGCGTAGATTGCATAAAGAAAATCGCTCACGATCTTGGTTACCACACTATAGCAATCACGACTTACGCTGGCATTGCTCGCATTTTGAAAAAGAGGGGATTTATTGAGATCAGTGCAGACCAAGTTGCTCTAATAAACTCCACCAAAGAGTTTGAGGAGGATTACCAATGACAGGAACTGAAGGTCTTTGGGTTTATGCGGCTGTATCCGCTGCCGCCGCAGTCGCTGGGGCTGGCGTCTCGATCTACTCTGCCAGCGAGCAGTCTCGCGCCCAAGCCGCTATGGCCGAGTACAACCGCATGGCTGCGGAGCAGAATGCCTCATGGCAACGCCTCGCCGGGGAACGTTCCGCGCAGGCCGACCAATTCAACGCGCAGATCGCAGGCTTCAATGCCGACTCGCAGGCCCAGCAGGCGCAGATGAACCGGCAGATGCTCGGTCAGCAGAGCGACCAACTGCGAGCGCAGGCGACCGCACAGGACGCGCAAGCCCGCGACCAAGCCAACCGAATCCGCGCCGAGAAGGATCGCATCCTCGGCCTCCAGCGCAGTCAGTTCGCCGCAGGCGGCGTCACCCCGGAAGGCTCGCCATTAGCTGTTTTGGCTGATACCGCCAACCTTTACGAAATGCAGGTCAACGACACGAAACTCCTCGCCAATCTGGAGACCAACAAGAAACGCCGCGAGGCCGGACTCAACGACATCATCGGCGACTTCAATTTCAACGCAGATACCTTTGCCTCGGTAATGAGTTCCAAGGCCGCGAAGTTGAGCTTGGACGATGCGAAGTTCGCAGAGGAAGCCGCAGGCGCAGGCTACAGAATCAATCTCCGCCAAGCCGACATCGAGCAACGCGCAGGCATGTCCCAATCGCGTGGCACTCTGATGGCAGGCTACGGATCAGCACTCAGCAACATATCCCAAGCCGGGTACTACGGATCGCAGGCCGCAGGCGGGTATTCGTCCGGTGGTGGAAACGGCAAAGGTAAAGACACATCAACAGGGAAAGCGTTTAAATAACCATGCCATCCATCCGACTCGCCGATATTCCAAATGCAGGCCCGCAAGGTGTCGCTCCAGACAGCGGCATCATCGCGCCTCGCGTAGCCCAACTCGGCGGGTCCGCAGCCCTTGACCCCAACGCCATGCGCGGGGTCGCCAAGGACATGCAGTTGGAGAAGTACAACCTCAACGCATTTGCAGGCGAGGCCATCGGCATGGGCAAGATCGGAGACGCCATGAGCGATGTGGCTACCCTCGGCATCCGCTTCGCGAACAAGATGGCCGAGGCAAAAGAAAACGATGACGAAACTCGCGCAGATACCCTCATGCGGATCGCCCTTGAGAAGCAGGCTAATGACCAAGACACGACTCCTGTCGAGAAATGGCAAGAGAAGTGGGCATCGAATGTCGCTGATACCAGAAAAAAAATCTCCGAGATTGGAATGTCCAAAAACACATTCGCTAAACTCTCCCCATCAATGGACAGATGGGCTGAGTTATCTAAACTCAAAATCGAAGGACAAGCTAACCAGAAGCGTATCGAAGGATACCGCATGAACACCAAGGCCAATGCCTTAATAAAGATGGCCAGCGATGACTATGAAGGCGCATTTACCGCCATTGACGAAGGGGTCAAGAAAGGAGTGTTTTCTGAAGAGCAAGGTAAACTTGAAAAAGCCATGATGCAGGACGATATCATCCGCAAGGCCGAGCTAAAACAACGCGAGAATATCACGTCCGAAATCCTTACTGATCCACGCCGCGCCAAGGAAATCCTCACGAAGGCCAAGACTGGCGAGCAAACGGAATTTGGCAAACTCGATCCGAGCCGAGTCAAGCTCCACCTCTACGAGGCCGACCGCCAAATCCGAGTCACAGATTCTGATAACTGGAATTCACTGGTAGAACGAATTCAGAACGGAGATATCGCCAGTAAAGAAGACCTCAAGAAAGAGGCAGAAGGAAAGCAGATCGATCCGGGCAAATACAAGCGCCTCGAAAGCGCCATCGCCGCAAACATCCAATTCGATCCCAAGGTCGCAGGCGATTTGAAAGCCAAGGTCGCAGCGTTCGATTTCAGCGCCGACAAGAACGATGAAAAATTCTACGCACTTAACGCAGAGATAGCTTCAAAGCTTCCCAAGGAGCATGCTCAGTTGCTCGGAGGGGAACTGAATTCCTCATGGAAGAAAGCCTTTGATGGAACACCAAAATCCCCACGCGAGGTTTACCGGTCTGATGTCATCCAAGGCATCAAGCGCATCGGCGACAGCGGCCTGCTCGGAGAAACCGGATTGGACAAGGACGGCAAGATCGTAGATCAATCCAAGAACAACGCTTACAACACCAGAGTCTATTCGGTGATGCAAGGTATGGACGCTTGGTTTGATGATAGAGCGAATAAAGACAAGACCCCGGAGGACGCTCTATCTTATCGGGACACGCTCATCACACCGCTTCTCGATGAAAAATCTCGATCTAACTGGATGAAAAAAGCACCCACATTGGTACTGCCAAGCACGCCATTCCAGACAGGAATGATGGGTGGCGTGAATAAATCAGACTTTGCGAAACCCACGCCAACTCCACCTCCCGCCAAAGAGGCAATCGATAGAGCAAAAGCGATGAAACCCGAAGGCAAAGTGACGTACTACAATTTCCCCGGCGATGCCTATTCGGATTCTAATTCGCGTGCCGGTATTGGTGCATGGGACAACAAGCTCACCGAAACATCGCTCGCCATCTCACCCGATATCGAAAGCAAATTCAAAGCCGCAGGAATCGGTAAGGGCGACCCCGTGGAACTCACGCTTGCGGATGGGTCCACCGTCATTCGCAACTGGGATGACCGCACCATGCAGGACAAGCAAGCCATCAGCAAATTTGGCAAACCTCTCACTGGTCGCTTCGACTTCCATTCGCCGGAAGGAAAACAAAAGAACGATGGCATGGCCGTCCTGTCCTTCCGTAAAGCCCCCAACGCTTAATTTTTCATGGCAACACTCATCGACGACGCAACAGCAACCGAATACTTCAACGGAATCGAAAATGCCCCAGAGGATAAGCGCCAACAAATGGCAGATGATCTACTGGCATGGGGGAACGCAAAGCAAGAGCAGGAGTACAATGACGCCGACAAGCACTTCTCCAAACTCTTCACCGACCAAGCCTATTTCGAGCAGGAGAAAGCGACCAATACTTCCGTGCTGGAATCGCCAGACCCAGACCAAGCGGCAAAGCGGACGCTCATTGGAGCTTACATGGAACATAAAATGGGTCGCCCCATCGACACCATGTCCTACCAAGTCGAGCGAGACGCATTTTCGATGTCTGCTTACGGGCAGAAAAACATCAATGATGGCCAGCTTTTTGATTTCATTAGTGGAGACTACAAGACGCAGCAAAAGAAGACTGAGGCGCTCAATGACCTCCACATGCAGTCGGTCGGCAAGGCGATCAAAGATGCACAGCTAGGTCAGAATCGCCCCTTCGTGGACGGCATGACCGAGGTCTTCAACCAGTGGCAGCAAAAGTATCCAGAGCTTGTGGACGGCACGAATGACGCCGCCTTCCTCTCGCAGGGCTACAAGCTCTACTACGACACGTTCAACGACCTCGACTCCGTGCGACCGCAGGCCGCGCAGACGCTCACCACGCTAGAGAAGTTCACCAAAGGCGAGTCCGATCCAGAGTCGCTACAAACCCTCTCCAATACGCTCATCGGCGCGACTCCCGAAGAACGTCAGAAAATCTACAAGTATGTGACCCTTGCCGCAGAGGCAGGCCACATCGACCGCGCCGGGCTAGATCAGTTTGCCCTCAACATGGGGCAAACCTTCACCCGTGGGTTCGACTTCGTCCCGCAGGGTTCGCTCCAGATTCAAGAGACAGGGGTCAATGAGGTTTTGCAGGCAGTAAATAGAGGTCAAAAGGTGTGGGTTCCTCAAAACGGAGATATCACCAAGGCAACGGTCTCGGACAAAACTCCCGAAGCACAGATTATGGCGGAAGCCCCAACCGCATTTCTTTTTGCCAACCCCCAAAAATCCTATCGAGAAGCTACTCCAGAAGAAGCCGATCAATTTTCATCCTATGCCAAAAACGCCATGGAAGGATTCAAGGTCGTTCGCGAACTCCGCAATGTCGCCAAGACCGGCGTCGATCCGATCCGCCCCGTGCTGGAGGAGAACTCCTTCTGGGGAACTGCCGAGCGTGGCGCATACGGCTTGTCTGGCAGCATCGCTCCCATGGCGGCGACTGCCGTGAATCCGTTCCTCGGCGCTCTCGCCTACCAAGCAACCGAGTACGACCGCATCATGCTGGAGAACCCAGATATCAACCCGCAGTTCGCCCAAGGTCTCGCTCTGGTAGAAGGTGTCGCAAACGCTGCAACAGACCGACTCGAAATCGCTAACATCTCCGGGCGACTCCCGATGTTCGGGCGATACCTCGACAAGATCGCCAGCAATGGAGTCCGCCGCACCGCCAAGATCGGCGGGGCCATCGCCTTTGAGAACCTCCAAGAGGCAGGGCAAGATTTAATCGCGCCCCTGCTAGAGGCTCCCATCGCCGCGCTACGTGACGACATGCCCGACCAAGACTTTGGCAAGCTCATTAGCGACTGGGCAGGCCAACGTCCAGAGACCTTCTTTGCCACCCTCCCGCTCTCCCTCATCGGTGGCGGGGTCGCCTCCTTCCGCGACATCAAGCACCCGTCTGCCGAACTCAACGCGACCAAGCTTCGCATGGCGGGGTTCGGGCAGGATCAAGTCACTTTCATCCAGAGGGCCGAGACGCCGGAGGAATACGATGCCCGCATCAAGATGGAGTTTCCTAACCGCACGCCAGAGAATATTCAAGCTGGCGAGAAACTCATCCAGCAATCGATTTCGGAGGCACAAACCCCGCCAGAGAATAGCGCCAAGCTAGAAGAGACCGTGGCCAAGGACGGCACTCGCATGTGGACCGTCACAACGCCGGACGGCAAGGAACTCCTCACTACCAAAGACCAGCAGGCGGCTTTGGAAGTAATCGCACAGCACGGCCACGCGCAAATTCTCAACAAGCAGTTTGAGACGCAATACGAACCAGAAGAACTCCGTCAAATTATCAACGACCGGATCACGCATTGGACATCGCAAGATTCCAACAACACGCTCGTAATGGAATCCGAAGGCATGAATGCCCAGCAAAAACTGGAGCAACTCCAAGCCGCAGGCAACGCCGCCCAGATTCAAGAACTTCACAACCGCATCGCGAACTCCCACCTCAAGGACACGCCTTACAACCAGATTAACATCCTTGGCGAAGCCAGCGTCGATGATGTCGCGGAGATGGTTTTCAAGCCACTCATCACGATCAACCCAAACACTCGCCCAGAAAACCTCCGCGAGGAAATCCACCACACGGCAGTCAAGATCGCGCTGAAAAATGGCAGCGTCACACTCGACACCTTGCGTGGGTGGCTCGACGCCACCGAAAAAGCCCTGCCGGGAACCTTTCAAAACCTTGTAAGGGATACCGAGGGAGACATCGTGGAATCGCTTGCTCAAGTCCAAGCCGCCTACGAAGACGGGAAAATCGACGCCAATGAGGCATCCGCTCTTCCTGCCTCGTTCATCGATTACATCAAAAACATGATGCGGGCTTTTGCCGAAGTCATGCGCCGAGCAGTCGCCCTGCGCGGAGCCTTCAAGGACGGCGCTCTCCCAGCGGAATACGAGACCTTCCTCGCCGACTCGGTCGGCCTCAACCAGCAGGCGCGTGTGGACACCGCCAGCAACAGGGTCAGCAAAGACATCATCACCGATGGCGGTCAGATGCTCATGGACTTCTCCATCGGCTCCCGAACCAACGCAGTTTCGACTGATACTCCCTCCATCCGCGCCAGCAACGCCACGATCACCGGCCC